AACCTGTAAATTAAAGTGAATTATATTTAATTTTTATAGAATGCCTTAATGCTCTATTTATTAAAATCCGTTCCTTCTTATTAGACTTTTCAAAATAAGGCTGCTGTTTATATTTATATAAATCATTCTTAATTCCAGTAGCCATGACTATCACTCCTACCTATTTTCATTTAAAATATGTCCTATTCCATATCCCATTCTTTTTCATATACACAACTGTCTTCAAATCGACATGTATCAGTATCATTTCTATCAATTTCACTAGATAATTCCATTAGTTTAATATATGAATCATTAAGGCATCTATATTGTTCGTCATTTTCTCTATCTAAAGAATCAGCCATTATTTTATGACAATTCTTAATTTCTCTGTTAATAGCTTCAGTTAATTTTGCATAAAATATATTTGCATTTACATTATATTGTTGTAATAATTGATAATGCAAACGAGTTAACTTTTTAAATGAATCTATTAATTTTCTATAAGTTGAATAATTCTTTTCTCCAAGTGTTTCACTTCTTGATACTGCATTCTGAAGTCCTCCAATTATTCCTATTGATTTCAAACTAATTCTTTCATTTGTAATTCTGTTAAATAAATCTTCAATATCCTTTTCTACTGTTGATTTTCTTTCAAATTCTAATTCATTCATAATATATTTCTCCTTTTGGCGAGGCCATCACCTTCAACGTTTGGTCGTTACCCCTATATTAATCCACATAATAAAAACACTTACCATATAGATAAGTGCTCATTTAAATACTTTAAAATCAGGTATTTATGACTTGGTATATTCAATCCAACATGAAAAAGGCCTACTTTGATAGAGAGATATTCCAGCCCAAATATTAACCTTTCCCGTACTTCTTTCAAGTGAAAACATAACTTCGCTACCTGATGAAGTTACCATAACGTCACCGCCATCTGACCTATTAATTATTCCCCATACACTCACTGTTTTACCTGTTGTAGGAATAGTAATACCTGTATATCCTCCAGTACCAGTTGATGGAGTTGTCCCTGATATACCTTTTCTATATACGGCTTTTCCGTTCCATAATTTCCCCGTTTGAGTCTCAATATTATCGGTACTAAAAGAGTCTGCTGTCGACATCCAAGTTCCATTAAACTTTCTCCATGTAACTTGTGTATTTGTAGTCGTTCCAGCAACTAATACTGCTATAGCCGAAGAATACTTTTGATATAAAGACCAATTTGTACCATCGAAATAAGCTATATCATTTAAACCTATTCCTACTGGAAGTCCGTTTGTAGGAACAACAGAAAATATATAATATCCTCCTGTTACTGGTTTCACAGTTGCAGTAATCATGACAGAAGTTACAACAGGATTAGTAATTGTTCTAGCTTGGCATGTTACACTATAAACAGTTCCTTGAGTATTAATTTTATAAGTAGCAGAGTTTCCATCAACTATAGGATTAACTACTGCTCCACTAGCAGATGAATAAGCAGTTCCACTATTAGCACCTCCATTAGCATTAGATACAACTGCATATTTATTTGTATATGTTGAACCTACCACACTTATGGCTGCTATAAGAGTTGCCCATGAATCAAAATAAAATATATCTGCTGAACTTGCCCATATGGCATTGCCTACTGTGGCATCTGTACAAGTATAAGTAATACCACCATAAATCCACGTACTTCCAGCAGAATAACCACTTCCAGAATCATTAGTTGCAGTAGGATGTTCAGTAGCTATAAGATTATTTTTTATTGGAGCAGAAAGACTATCTAGTTTAGTTTTATCTGCTGCTGAAATACCACCTTTATTATTAATAAATCCCATTTATACCATCTCCTTAATATGCACCAATGCAATAACAACTAATTGAAGCTTCTACAATTACAAATGTATATATTTCTTTATCACCTGAGTCTATTTCAAATCCCATATTAGCTTTCAAATATATTGGACTTAATGAACCGTTGATAATGACATGACAATCTTGAAGATTTACAAAACTAAATTTATATGCTGAAAATGATGTTTTATAATTGACTGGTTTATTTTGTTGAATTATCTCTTGATTTGCTGTTGATATTATTAAATCAGACGAACCGAAGTATCCTGATCCTACTCTTTGCATAAATTATCACTCCTATTTTTTGTATAATAAAAGCACCTACCAATTCGGCAGATGCTAATTTAAATCTTATAAAATATAACTTTTAAAATATTATATTGATTTAGTTATGTCAACATATTTTCCTATTATGACTAATTGTTACTTAAAGTTCTATTATTCCTGAACCTAAGAAACTTATTATTAAGCATTTAGTATCTTTAAAATTAATAGTATTTGTTCTTTTATCACATTTTTTTTGATTTTTTGTAAAACTTCTCTGAGTTTTCTTATTCATATCCTATACCTCCTAAATAAAAAAGAGCACCATTTGGTTGCCCTTAAAATCTTTTTACTTTTAATTTACTTCCTAGATTTAAATACTTGATAACATCATTTAAAGACGCCTCAGTTTCTATTGGTGAAGATATTCCGTCTTTTTCAATAATCTTAAGTAATTCTTTGCTATCCTCTACTACCTCTGGAAAATATTTTTCTGCCCATATGACAAAATCAATCTTATTGTTTTCAATATCAGGTTTGATATTTCTAAAATCTAAGATCCTTTTAACATAAAGTGTTTTAACAAGAAACAAATTTTCCTCAGATTTTGTTAAATTCATTTGGATACTATCAGACAATTTGAGATATGATACCATGTCATAACCGAATTCTATTAAACGTTTATTTACTATTGGGTCATAAATCATATCATTTAACATTTTCTGCATTCTTAATGAGTAGTTAAGGGCTTCATCTTTATAAAATACAGCTTTGTGTCCTTTTGAGTGTAATACAATATGCTCTAATTCATGAGCTACATGAATTGATTCCTCAATAGGTATTTTGCTAAATCTTGAAACAATTATATAGGCATCATCTCCAACATTCCCATAACTCATTCTAGCCTTTAAATTTGTGTCTGATTTTAAAAAGAATACAGTTTTATTTATCTTGTCTCTATCATTATTATAAAGATTTACAAATTTTTTATCCTGCTCTATATCACTTAGATAATATTTCTCATTAACATAAGATAAGCCTTGTTCTTTAAAATAAACCCAAATACCTGTTTTATCACAACAGTTTTTATATTTCATATCACTCATGCATGGACACGTGTCATTTCTCCCAATTTTGTTATTCATATATTCTCACCTCATACATTTAATTCAACATATTACATGAAAACCCTTTTTATTTATTTAATTGTAGTTATGTTGGGTTATTTATCCTAATCTGTTATTACCATGTTGCACCAGTTCTTTTCAATGCAATGCCTAAGTTCTTACAAATAATTGAGAATATAACTTTATATCCTGCATCATTAGGATGTATTCCGTCAGCCAATAAAGAATCAATTGTGACATTTTTTAAATCACAATAATCCATTAATCCTTGATATACATCTACATAATCAAGTTTATTATTGTAAGAAACTTTTGCAATGTCATGATTTATATCTTCCATGTGATATACGTAAGTGTTTTCATTTGTAATTGACGAGGGTACACTTGCCATGAAAATTATATCAATATTTTTGCTTGCACAATAATCATAAATTGTCTGTAATTGTGCTTTAAAATCAACTGTGCTATGGTTTCCTCTATTGTTTGTACCCAACATACATATGACAATATCATCAGTATCAGCAATGAATGTTGACAAATTGCCTACTGCTTCATCTGTACTCATTCCAGAACAAGCGTTATTTGTAACTGTACAAGTAAATTTACTTTCAAAATAGCTTTTAAAAAGGTTTGCCCAACAATAACCATTTGGATTTTTATGAATAACAGTACTCCCCCATAAAGTTGTAATAATATCACCATCTTGTGAAAACCCTGTGCCACCAACACCATGTGTGATACTATCTCCAATTAATTTAATTTTCCAAGTTTTGGAGGCATCAAAGATCTTTGACATAATCTTTTTAGGCAAAACAAAATTATTGCTTATTTGACTTGCAACATATTTAGATATAAGACCATCATCAATCTTAATATCTTTGAATTCAACAAATGAAGTAAAAGCACTTCCTTGTTCAAATTGGTCAGTTTCTAATTGACTTATGTGACCACTAATTCTAGCATATTGTGTATTTGCATCTGTAGTAATAGTGAGTGGGGTTGATGTTACTGTTGTGTCTTGGCTATAACCATTAATTCCTGCAATGTATTTTTTATCATTTGTAAAAATTGCCATTTGGTTTTTGTAACGTAGGGTATATGGTAGCAATGTTTTTACTTCAATATAATCACTCACCCAAAATGAAGCATTTGCAATCAAAACACCAGTCCCTGAATCAATATAAAAGCCATTTGTTATATTGCTTTTATCAAATAAATTAATAGATTTAGAAATAAATGTTACTTTATCTTCCGTAACGGATTTACCTTTATACATTGACGTTGTTAAAGCTAAACTCGGAACTGCATTAGCCATAGGTGGAACGTATTTTTTATAAGATTCAATTATAAGAGAATTAATATCTTTTGTATTAAAAATACTTGCAGAATCAGCAAACCAACTGTTAGGTAATCTAGATAATATTGCTTCAAAGTCTGTTATTGATGGCTCGTTTCCAACACCATAAATAGAGGTTAAGTCAATCATAGATATATATTTAAAAGTTGCAACGTCCCCAACTACTGACACTAATTCTTTAGGTGCATATATACTAAATGAGCCTGTGGTTGTAACAGTTCCAATGGCAGAGTGTTTTGTATATACATTGGCTATACTTGTAATAAGCGGTGTGGAAAATCCCCCCACTAACATATATACAGGTACACCTGCACGACTATATTTTACGTTAGCAGACATATAATATTTATGTCCAATTATAGCAGTAATTGTTTGAAATATTCTTGCGTTTGAAGAGGCAGTATTAATTGTGAGCGTAAACTCATTGTTAGCCACTGTGCCTGTTCCAGAGTTAGGTGACCAGTTGGTCATCCCATTGCTAAAATCACCATTACTTAAAATATTAACTGCTGGAAAATGGGTTGTACTTTCTATTTCTTCAAGTCTGTTTTTCATACTTGTGAATGTTTTATTTTTAACTGCTGAAACGTGTGCATCCGTTACCTCTATGTTAGTATTCGTTGCACTTAATGGTATAACTAAATTATCTATTCTTAAATTAGAGGCTGATACGTTAGAGTTAGTAGCTTCTAAATCGGCTTGTTTTGCTTTTAACGCTAACTGTGCATCACTATATGTTTTATCTGTTTTTAACCCAAGTTGTTGCGTATTATTTGCCAATTGTTCAGTATGAGAAGACACGACAGCTTTAATCCCCGTATCTTTTAATTGAATATCTGTTATAGAGTTAGCAGCAGGAATTCCACCTCCACCACCTTGCATTGCCTTTGCTCTTGTAACCTTTTCTTGAAAATTCATAGTAATTACCTCCTTCCTATCTTGGTATATTTGCCACCACAGAAATATTTCCATTTGAGACTAATGATAAATTTGCCGTAAAAGTAGCTAATGCAGAAACATCAAATTCCCACGCCTGCCCTATCATATCTACAGAAACACTCGATGCTAATGTAGACTGATCTTTTTGGTTAATTCCTCCGATTGGATAATGATGTTCGTTGCTATCTAAAGAACCTTCAAAATCTACTGTAAAGGCTGTTGATGTTCCAAATACATGTATCACTAGTTTGTCTGCATCTGTAACATCAATCCATTCACCTCTTGAAACTGTTGTTTGTGCATTTTGTAATTTTTTACTAACTGCTATTGCCATAATTAATTCCTCCTAAATATTATTGTTGAATTATAAAGGTGTGGATAGTAAATCCCCTTTTCATCTCTCATTTGCATATGTATTACTTGTTTTCATTAGTTTTTTATATAGAAAAAGAGACAAGTAATTAAACTTATCCCTTTTAAAAAAGATATTTTATTTTGTTAATAGGGCTTGAATCTTCGCTAAAATTTCTTCATTTGTATCTACTTTTACTTCTGCTGGTTTAACTTCTTCAGGAGTTGGAATTACACCTAATATCACGTCTGATTTAGCTTCTATAGGAGCTTCTACAGCAACTTCTTTTTCTGTAGGAGTAATTATAGTCTCAGATGTTATAACTGGCTCTACGACTGTCTCAGGAACGACTACGGCATCAGGAATAGTAGGTTTAACCTCTGCTGGAATAGTAGTTGTTTTAGAAGTAGGAGTATCTTCTACTTCTGTTAGTAGAGGTGTAATTATTTTATCATTAAGTTGATTCCATACTACTTTATTGATTCCATCTAATTCAGTTTTAGGAATAAAAGGGAACAACTTTAACAGTTCTACTTCCATTTTATCTTTCTTATCTGCACCAGCTTTCTCTATTCCTTTAAATTCTTCTTCAAGCAATAAATAGAATCCTTTTGCTACTTCTAAAGCGTGGTTGTACGTGTCAGATCCCTTTACAGCAACTACTGCTTTCTTCTTTTCATCTAAATACATAGAGAGTTTAGCAAGGGCATAAGTCCCTACTAATCCTAAAGCTGATAAAGCCACCTGAGTTAATTGTTGTACTAATTGATTATCCATTTTTATACATTCCTCCTAGAATATTATTATTTAATTGTCTTAAAACTTTCGATTCCTAATTTTGCTAATTTTACTATCTGCTCATCTGCACCGGATTCATCTTTAAAACTACCAGCTACAACACGATAAATTATATCTGTATTTGGAACAACTGGTTTTACTACTGCAAGTGTATATAAATTCTTACCTTTAGAATCATAAACATTGTATCCAACGTGTAAATTTGCAAAATCTTTAGCTTGATAATAATCGGTATATATTTCACCGATTTGTGATTTTTCATCATTCCATGCAAGACGAATCCTATACGTTTCAGGAATTGGAGAACCTTTTAACATATAAACATTTTGACCTTTTGAATTGTAAACTGAATACGAAGGATGGGAGTTCGCTTTATCTTTTGCTTCATATAAATCTGATGTAGATATAAGCTGAGATTTTTTGTTGTTATAAGATAAACGAACTGTATATGTTTCAGTTGAAGCTGGAGTTACATTAGTGCTTGTGCCTATTTTTTTATCTAATATACCTTCGGCAATCGCCTTGCCAACAACATCAAATCCAATTTTCTTATATAAAGCTACATCTTCAGTGGCTTCTACAAAACAAACCTCTATAAGTACGCTAGGCATATTAGAAGCTTTTATATCATGCAGGTGCTCCCCGTTGATTCCGTCCTTAAGTCCTCTGTCTTTAAACCCTAATCCGACAAGTTTGCTCATTATCCTTTTGCCAACAGCTACTGATGTTGAGTTATTTGGATTTAACCAGACTTCACTACCGATTTTTCCATTGTAAGAGTTATAGCATTTATTAAAATGGATTGGTAAAAATAAATCAGCATGATTATTGTTAGCTGTGTTAGTTCCAAAATTTAAATCAGCATTCTCTGAACAATTTCCTGGAGTACCATCTATTACCGTACATCCACCTAGTTTTAAATATTTGATTACTGAACTTTTTACTTTACGATCTTCTGTTGTTTCATCAATAATTCCGCTTGCGCCAGCAGTTTGAAAATTATGTCCTCCCCTGACTACTACTTTTTTAATCATTTCTTATCCTCCTAGAATATTATTATTGAATTGTTATAAAAACTTCTGAACTAAAACTTGAATCACTCCTAGTAAAGCTATGATGAATAATAACTTACCTTTCGTAATTTCAATTTTAGCAGTTTTTGTAATATTCTGACCTTCTATTAATTTAGTAAGCATAGTGTTTTGAAAGTCGAATTGTCCTTTATTTAGGGCGGCTTGTTTATCAAATTTCTTTTCTGTATTGATTTCGTTTTTTTCAAACTGTCGATCAATTTTTAGAAACTCTTTCTCATTCTTTTCTCTTTGCTTAGAGTCTAATTCTAATGTCAAAGCCTTTTGTTCTGCTTGATTTTGCTTTAATATAGCCGAATCAATTTTAGCTTGAATATTATATGCCTCAAGAGACTTAATCCTCACTTCATGATTTTCAAATTTACTCTCTTGATTAACAAGGATGTCTTTTAAGGTGCACATTTTTATATCACACATCTCTTTATCAATTCCTTCTGACATGATTTTATAATCCTCCTTATATTCGATTATTTATTTTTATAAAATAGCTTGATTTAAAGTACAAGGAAGTTTATAATTTAGAGTAAGCTCCCATTGTGGAGTAGTAGAAGGTGACGATTCCATATCAGTCCTTCTACTTTTTTATTATAGTTTGAAACTAATCTACAAAAGCATCATCTGCATCATCAGTGTCTTCTCTTATTACATAAATTTTAGTAGTTTCCACACTTTGGTGTCCCAAAAGCTTCTGAGCAGTCTCCAAAGTTTTACCTGAATGCAATACAAGATTTGTGGCACGACTCTCACGAAATAAATGTGGATGTACTCGTCTTCCAACTATTACTGTAAATAATTTCTTACACCAATAATTAAAGTTTTCTGGAGGTCTTCCATGTACTCCATTTTTATCTTTAATAACAAACATGTATGGACAATTATCTTCTCCACGAAATTCTAACCATATCTTTAAGGATTCCATAGCTTCTTCTGAGAATTGTAGTCTTCTAACTTTACCTAAAGAACCTTTACCTTTGCATCGAATATCATGGGTTCTATATGAAGAGGATTCTATTTTAGTCTCTTTGCCATCTTCATCCTTAACTTTTACCATTACTTTCTTAGGGATATAGGTCACTACTTCTTTAAGCAATAGGGAACTTTCTGTACGCCTACATCCTGTAGAGTATGTAAACTTTAAATATGCAAGTTTTTCCCATTCTTCAAGTTCTTCTAATTTATCACATAGCAATCCATATTCAGCAGGAGTCAAAGGTTCCTTCTTATTCACTTCACCTAGACTTGGGACTTTAATTCCTTTGTTGACAAAGTTTCTAAAAGTAGGATATTCCTTTTGATAATAAAGCATGATGTAATTATTCAAGGTACTTACAGAAGCTCTTTTAAATCTTATAGCACTTTCACCTAGTCCATTATTAAACAACCAACTCTGATACTTTTTATAATCTATACTTTGAATTTCATATATTGGTATATTGTTACAAAATAATCTAATATAATTTATCCATATCCGTAATGATGAAAAATATTGTGGCTTAGTCTGTGGAGATAATTCATCACTGCTATCAATAAATTCTTCAATTATTTGCCTATTATATTCATTACATAGTTGATACATTTCCCGGGTTACGTCTTTCAATTTTTTAGCCATGAATCAATCCTCCTTATTTTTGGACATAATAAAAAGACACTTACCAATTAAGATAAATGTCTTATCAAATATAGATTTTATTAGTTATATTATTTAGTTATTCTAATATTGTAGTTTAGTCTAGTTATTTAATCTAACTATGATACCAGTTAGCTCCATCACTAAAAAGTGTAGTCATTGAATTAGGCGGTATTGTAATACTTCCCGATTGAGTTGGGTTTATAAATGTACCAGTAATAAGCACTGGTGATCCGGGAGTAACATTAAATATTCTAACAATATCACATGGACATTCACTTGCAGGTCTTATTGTACAAGTTGTGCCACTAACTAATAAAAATACTGGAGATGCTTCGGGATTGATTAATGTTGTTAGTCCACTATGGTTATATGGGTGCTTTTCTCTATTAACTTTTCCATCGTTGGAAATACTAAAACCAGTAACAGTATTTTGTAAGAGTTGGTCTGTAGTAATAGCACTCCCCCCCACAAAGGATGCTTTACTTCCATTATCGAAAAATCCCATATTCCATAAATTAGATGGTTGAGAATTTCTTGTCATAAATCCCGCATCACCGCCAATATTACCCATTGACATCATATCAATACCATTTTTATTAGAGGCAGTTGATTGGTTATTTATTAAATCATATTCAACCATAGAACATGGTATTTCTGGGTCGCCAACATTTAAGAATAGGTCTACGTTATCACCCCATATTTTTGTAACTGGATTAATCATAATACCGAATGTATTCGGGGGTATTTGACCTTTTGCAGTATTCCCTATTTGATACCAATTATTTACGGTAATTATATTCCCATTTATAGCAGTTATTATTCCTGAATATTTTGGTGTGTGATGGGTATCAATTATCATACCTATTAACACTTGGGACAAATCTAATGCTAATGAACAAATAACTGAATTAACTGTATAAGTAACGCTAGTAGAATCTACCAAAGGCTTATGTGATTGGTTAGCTCTATAACTAACAACACTATCTCTATCGGGATATAATGCTAAACCTGAATCGCCATCTAGAGTAATTCCTAGTACTTGTGGTAAATTATTACCTGCACCATTTGCTATTAAACTCGAAACCGTAGCAGTTGCGTACGTACCAAAAGTATTTAGGGTATTATTAATTTGTTTTGCTTTTATATTTGAAATTTGTGTCAAATTATTTTCCAATTCCGACGAAACTAATGTAAATGATGTTGCTGTATTCTCTTTAAATGTAGCCAAATCATCATCGGCTTTATCTAGTCTAGTTGGCAAATCTATTTCTGCTCCCTTTGAAATATCCACCTCATTTATAATACTTGTCATACTGATTTTTAAGGCATCTACATCTTCCGCTAATTCAAATCCAGCCATTACATTCCTCCCTAAATTTATTTATTGTCATATTTTTATTCATTTGTAACTTCCTTTTGTAATATTATTATTTAATTGTCTAATTTTTTGTAGCATACTCTAAAGTTACTACATCCCCAATTTTAAGACTCCATCCGATGAGGTCTATACTGTGTAAATTTGCATTAATTACATATTGGCTAGAAGTGAATCTCAAACCTTTAAAAAACAAACTGTAATTTGCCGTTGATAAATTAAGGCCTACAACTGAAGAAAAATCCACATTCGTAACTCCATTTGCTTCTGCGACAAATACCGCTGTTTCTACAGAATTTACATCATTTAACAATATGCTCATGTTATTAATTTCATTTGTAAATGTTCCTGCAAATCGTTCTCCTAATATGTCAAATATATCTAAATCATCTGTCGTAGGAATAACCACTGTTATAATTATCCAAGCAGAACTTACATATTGTAATTCCCCAACATCTTTCACATAACAAATCATATTTGCTATTAATGATGTTGGATGAGCAGTATAATACGAATCTCTTTCTGATGTAGAAATAAAGTAATCATAGACTACTGAACCGTTGTACCACTGTTTCATTGATTTTGTAACTCCATTGATTATTGTTGCATATTCAACTAGATAATCCCCAGAGAAAGTACCGTCTCTAACAATTCCCACGTTCCCATTTGCGTATACCATTCCATTAAGAATCATACTTTTGCCTCCTTTTTTATTGTGTTGTTTTGGGTATAAGAAAAAGACACCTTCTTGAGTGCCTATATCTTATTATTTGATTTTGTAGTTATTACGACATATTTCTATGACAAAGTAACTAATAAACTGAATATGAAATGTCATTTAACAATGATTTATTAACCGTCGCAAGTGAACCATGATATAACCCAAAATAACCAGTAACATATTTCGTGGTGTGAGCTATATTAACAACTTCTACACCATTAAGATTTACGATTATATTAGAATCACTTTGAATTATTTCAAAATCATTAACATTGGTTGGGGTTATTGATGATACTGACGAAGCTAGTAATACTGGATTGTTTGAAGCATCCCATGTATATAAATTTAATATATTAGTTGAGCCATTAACAAGTAAAGTATATCCATTAACTACACCTTCAAGCGTATTATTTTTTTGTGCTAACCAAGATACTCCATGCCCTGTATTCAAAATACCATTTATTTTTATTTTTAAAGTTTTACCTATAATTCTATCTATAATCTTATTTGTAAATAACATATAGTTTTGTGATGCTACTACATCATTTTCAAATTCTACCTTTCCTTCAAAAACTTTTTTATAAGTTTTATAGGCAATTGCTCTTTTAAATTTTGTAGTTAAATTAACATTATTATTTACAATTTTGAATTGTGAAAAATAAGCACTGCCACTAACAATATTAGTGTTTAAAAGTTCTATGAAATTATAACCAAGTTTTAAGTTTTCTGATAATAATATTAAATTATCTATTGTTACACCACTTTGGTTAAAATCTACAACAACACTAGCACCGTTTACAGTAAATGTAGCAACTCCACCGTTGTTGTCTTTTGGTGACACCAAATATAATTTTGCATCCTTTTTCATATTGTAGAAACTAAACCTTACATATGTTCCTGTTGTTCCATCTGCTTTTATACCAAAGTAAAAATATGCATCTTGATAGCTATAAGCGGTAGAATTAGAGGGTACATCTGTCCTTACATATTGTGAATTAGAGCAAGGTATGAGTATATTATCTTTTGCAGAATCACCAACCAATGAAAGCGAGTCAAACGCATAAGAGGAAATCATACTTGCAAGTAAATCATATCCTATTGGCAAGAGATGTAAAAAATCCCCCAAATAAATATCACTTATTTTTACTTGTTTTGTTTTTAATAAATCATAAACCGCATTATATACATCAATAAAACATAAATTATACTTATCTGCTAATTCTTTGCATATATCACCATACTTTTGTATGCGTCTATTAGTGTCATCATTCCAGAGAGGTCTACTTGCATTATCCGAGTAAAAGGTAGGTGTTAAATTAGTTACTACAACATCATATCCATTTTTAATAGATTGAGTTAGCATCGAATCTATGTTGCTTGTATAAGTTACATAATCTATTGGGGCATTGTCTTTAGCATCATTTATGCCAAACATTACAATCACACAATCGGGATTTTTAGATACTACATCTGCTGAATATCTCGCTAGCCCCATAGTTGAACTATTCCCTGATACGCCTGCATTTACTACCGTAATATTGTTGTTATTAAAAACACTTCTAAGATATTCTTGTAGCCTTACTGGATACGGGATTGCAACTTGACCAGAACTTGCTTGCCCCCATGTTATACTGTCACCAAAGCATACAATTTTTACAACGTTTCCATTTAACATTTTCATAACTGTTTTAGATATTTGCTGATGTAAAATATATTTATTTATGTCATCTATTTTACTTGATTTACTAACAGTATAATAATACGCAAAATCAAAGGTAGTGCTTAATGTTGTATCTTGATAAGCACTACCTATTTCCCCACTATAAGCATAAGTATTTTTAGTAATATACCCAAAATATAGAGCAGAATATGAGTATATACCTACATATTGCCCTGCTTGGATAATTAAATTTGTATCTATATGATTTTCTCCTATAGCTACACTTATACTTTGTGATTTTACTAGTCTAAATTGATTAGTTCCAACATTTTTTTCAAGAATATAAACTTTAATAGTTACCGCAGTATCAAATTTTCCATGAAGTTTTACAACTCCGTCTACCGTAGCAGGAGACTCTATAATCCTTGTTATAAACGCTTTTGAGCTTATAAATTGAGTATAAGTGGTTAACGCTTTTGTATCTATATCTGTAGTATTTGTAGACGATGCTATATTTTTTAGTATTTGTATCTGATTATTATATAAATAATCTTCTAAAGATTCACTTTTGATAGAATTATTTGCTATTCCTATGCCTTGATATACTCCACCATCTGTCCATTGAGCATTAAGCCAAACATACCAATGTTTTTCTGCTGTAAGTTCTCCTACTATAAATTTCCCAGTAGTTCCCGCAGGATATGCAGTTTGTAAAGCTACAAATGTTGCATATATACCTTTTGGAGTGTCACTTGATAACCCTATTATACTTTGTGTATTATCATTGAGTTGTTGCGTGTTATTTGCCAATACTGCAACTGTAGAATCTTTAAAAGTATTAAATTCTATATTATCCGTTTTAGCTTGTACTATCTCTTCTAAATTTTCAAATCTTCCGTCTACACTTGCAAACTTCTCTACATATATATCAGAATTTCTTGCATCTAATATTTCAGATATTCCATCTTCTACAATAATTGTACCTACAGAGTGGTCACTAACTGTAATCCACTCAGAGTTTGTATATTTATAAGCTCCTAGAGTATTAACAAATATTAAGGCTTCTTCTATTAACAGAGTCGGATTGGTGATAAAATAAGCGTCTCTCTCTATATTAGTTTCAAAGTAATTTAGAACTACTTCATTTGCGTACCATTGTCTTATAAATTTATCATTCCCATCAGGAGTGTTGATATAATATTCAATCAGATACGCAATTGTATCTATACCTGCAATTATTCCCACATTCCCTTTGACGTAAATCTTATCACCTAGATTAGCCATTGATATTTACCTCCATTATATTAAAATAAACACATATCAGTTTGATAAATGTTTTCGTCATTAGAATTTTTCTGTTTTAAAATGAATATTTTATTGTACTACATCTTTCGTATATAAAAAATTGACTATCACATTTAAATTACTAGCAGTCAAAATAGTGGATTGTATTTTATCCCCAACCAAAGTATATCCAGTAAAATCTTTAGCTACATTACCATAAGTTGCCAAAGGAAGATTGCTTAGAACTGTAGCAGCTTCTAAATTAACACCATCCACTTGATAATTAATTGTTATACTTCCTAAAACTACGGGCATCACTGGATTAAGTCTTGTATTTAGAAATTTTAACATAGCATCATCACCAGCAATTGCATCTATATCTGTAGGTAATAATACAAGGCTTTCTACTACATTAAATTTTGTTACTTCTCTTAAATCATTGATAACATTATAAGCATATGTTATTGTACGTGAACTATTTTCTATTACAGAAGTATATCCTATAAGTTGAATCACTCTAATTCCTCCTTTTACTTGCTTTTATTCAATACATTTAAACTTTTAGTTCCTAAATAATCTAACAACACATTTCGTTTATTCGGTTGTATCAGATGATTTTTTAATCCATTAGAGTATTCTAATTTCACATTTTCAAATCCACGTCTCTGTGCCATAATTGACCATGAAAATCCAATATCCTTATCCGCTATTAAAACAAAATACAAAGGAGTCCTTATAAGTTTAAAATGACAATCTTCATCAAAATCATATCTAACCTCATAATCTATACTTGTATTTACACTTTGTAGCATTATTGGACTTATTGCTATCACACATCTTCCGTTTATTATATTTCCGAAGCCATGATCTCCTAAACGCACATCTCCATATTCCATTGCATTAAATAATCTATCCCCAAAACTTTTAGTAGTTTGCACACAATTTTTTGTTCCAGTAACATTGAGATTTCCACAAGTTAATGTGTTAACTCCTAATACATTATAATTTTCATGATGTGTCTCACCAAATATATTTGTCCCGGTAGGAGTAATTTCAAGTCCAGCATTATTTACATCCCCAGGATAAAAGTTTGTAGGTAGATTTACATTCATATTTCTAGTTGAATTATAAGCATTATTATTTATTACTAATCCATCAAGACTAGTCGTACCATCAGTGTTTTTGAGTCCTAATACAACGCTACAGCCTTGTTCAGCTATCATAGATAAACTAGGACTACCAGTTTTATTACCTAGCAGGTCAACGTCTCTGTCTGTAATAATAGATCCTATTTGTTGTTTAGTTTGTAGAAAGTCAAAGAAATCTATTGAATGACCAAATATTTCCATAGCTGGATTATTAGGATCTTCGTCCATAATTTGTATTAATCCAGAAGTGTTATTTGCTCCTCCAATTGTGAGTGTTCCTATGATGTGAGAAGCGTCCATAAATGTAGTAGGTGATTGACTCGTGCTTATATATAAATCTGATAAATCTCCATGTGAAGCAATTACAACAACTTTATCCCCTATATTTAAAATTACACCTGATTTATTTGCTATACGAGATAATATTACAGACCGATCTCCCTGTATCCATTCTAAATCTGCATATGCATCACTTATAACTTGCTTAACTGTGCAATAGAAAAATCTAGGCTTGTCTGTATTTTTTTTATTAACATCCATGACTATTTTTGTTATCAAGGTTATTAATTTATTTTGTGCTTTTAAATTTGCTTCTTGTTGATTCATTAATTCTTTCACCTTCTTTATTAAGTAGATTCATTTGTCATTGTCAATCTATCTTCAAAATCTGTATTGTCATTGAATAAGAAACCGGTGATTGTCATAGCGGATTTAGCATCAAGTTGAATAGACATTTGTTGTATTATAAAGCGCTTTCGTTTAAGATTTATGAATGAATCACTCACAGCAACCGCTTTATTAACCGCATTTATATGGAATAATGTCACGCAATTTATTGATATAGTTTCTTGCAATCTCTTACTTAATAAAAGTTCCATATTTGCATTCTGAACACATAAACTATTTGAAGTTAATTTTGCGTTAGTAATTATGGGAGCAACTTTATCTCCGATTCTTTGTATACACGTATTACTTGTGAGGTCTTCATTCTTTGCTTCACCAATATATGTAGTCCCAGAATTCATAGACGATCCAGTACAGTAATAGTGGTTAAAAACATTGCTATATTTCTTTTGTATAGTTGCTCCCATGTAATTCGGTGAGCCTTCAACAAATTCATAAATTTGCTCACTAGTGTCCTGTGTAATAAAACTCTTTAAAACAAAGTGTCCAGTTACGTCATAATAAGCTTCTCTACTAAAAAGATTAGCAAGAGATCTTAATATATCTCCATAGGTAGAACTCTCTGAGAATCTAAAATCAAATGGAAGAATATCATCTAAATTTTCTAAAATGGGTTCCTTCATATCTCCTACTTCTGGTAAAATTAATATATCCCTAATAGCTTTTGTTGCCTTCGTACCAGCGGGAATGATATAAACATGCCCAATTGGGTTATTAAGCATACACCATTTATCTTGTGCCGTTATATTTACTGTTTGACTAGAATAAGCTGAAATAATTTCAGGATCAGAATTATACAGGCAGTACAA